CTTTTTGCAGTATCGAAACCTCCTGCAATATCTCTAATAACTTGGTTTAAATCTATCATTTTATAATCTCCCTGTATTATTGAATGTTATATTTTCTATTTCTAATTTTTCATTTGAGTTTACAAAAACATCTAGTAATCCGATTGAGTAAGCATAACTGAATGATTCTGTGTTGTATCCTTTTCTTCTGGCATTATCAAAAACCCTTTTAATATTTGCCTTTTGATATGCGCCTTCTGGTTTTGTATATTTCATTTATGATTTCCTTTTAAAAAAATGAGGGGGAATCTCACCCCCTCTGGGAGAAACTAAATTGGGAATTTTTTCTCTTCTCTGTTTATTATTAAAAGTTCTTCTCCTTCTAAGTTATACCCTAAGTGATAATCTCTTTCTATCTCAACTGAAACTTCTCCTAGTTCGTTTGTTTCAAAATCTGTTGTTGAGATTTTTTTAATATCGCTCTCCCACCCAGAAAAATATAAATATTTGCTTTTACTGGTTTTTCTTAGTTTTTGAAGTTTACAATCATTTTCAAATACCATCCCAACAATTTTTTCATTTGGATTTGTGATTAATGATTTTATATTTTCAATCGTTTTAAATGTGAAACTGCTGACTATTATTTCATTTTGATTTTCCATCGTTCGTTGTCTCCCTAGACTTCGTTAATTAATTGAGTCTTAAGAATAACAGTTTGTGACTGAGTAATACAGAAATAAAATAAGCCAGATACGGCCTTGTTCTGTATGCCTTGATATATAAGGTTTACAGCGTTGCAGCAGAATTAATTATTTTTATGAGAGAGAAAAAAGGGTGACTGTTTGCGCTTAGTGTTTATAAGGGTTTCAGAGCATACCTTTTTGAAAAAAATTTCTCGCTTCGCTCGGTAGAATGTAACTGTCGCTTGCGCTCCCCTAAGTCTATAAAAGCAAAGCCCAAACTAAGACCAAGTAAGACTTGCTCTAAGTTTCCCCTTTACCCCACCCAGATTAATGTACCTACTTTACTCTTTATTTCTGGGCATAATCTGATGGATAACTGAAGTTCTCCAACGCTCTTCAGGGATTAAAAAGAATCCCTTTCATCGCTGATTGGCTCACAACAGTTACCCACAAATTACACCCAGATTCTGTCGCTAGCTTAAATGAAAAACAATAATAAATAACCACCCTGCTTAACCCAACTACACAACGCTCCGATAGATAATGGAGATTATAAATAAGTGTAGGGGTTTCAATAGTTTACGGATAGGAATAGAAGTAATCTAGCCCTGTTAAGTCTGTAGAGTTATTAGAATTTAGGGGAGGGAATATACTCTTTACAGGCTCTTATTTCTCTGTCAACTAGATTAGTTGTTGATAGTGGGTGTCTATGTTCTCTTGAGCCTCCTTAGATCTTCAAAGACTATGAAGTTTCTACAGGATAAAGAGTTATTCCAGCTTGTCTGGGCATTAGTTTGGCTCTGGAGTCTATGAAGCTCTATGGGGAGGCAGGAGACCATACCCCTCCACCCTATATATATACAATACTTATACATTTTTAGGGAAATTGGAGTATAAACCAGTTAGTATATAAAAATACAGCGCGAGTCTCTATAGTCTTTAAAGGCTCTATAGAGCTATATAGCCTAGTACCCTATACTAATGCAACCCCGGGGGAGGGATTACTCTAGTATATAGTTCAAATCTCCACTTGTCAAGAAAAACTTGACAAATCTTCAGGGGACTATATACTATTCTACTATGGCAGTTTTAAATAATATAGAAAAAACAGAAAGAAAACGAGAACTAACAGAGAAACAACAGTCTTTTCTTAAACATCTCGTAGAAACTCAAGGAGATGCAAAGCAAGCTGCGAAGTTAGCTGGTTATTCTTCTCCGCATCACCACGTTGTTAAGAGTTTGAAGTCTGAAATATTAGATTTAACTAAAGAAGTACTAGCAACATCTGCGCCTAAAGCGGCTTTCAAGCTTGTAGAGATTATGGAGTCTAACAGACCTATAGTACAAGCTAATAATAAGCTTGCAGCCGCCACTACTCTACTTGATAGAGTGGGTGTATCGAAGGTAGATAAGGTAGATGTCAATCATAATGTAGGGGGCGGTATCTTTTTAATGCCAGATAAAGCTCCTATTGAAATAGATCAAGAGCATTATACTGTAATTGAAGAGGAATAATACTATGGATTTTCTAATCATATCTTTATTTGTAATTGTAGTTGCTGCAATTGTAATAAAAAGAAAGAAACCTGAACTATGGGAAAAACTTAAATCTAAACTACCTTTATGAAAAATCAAAGTAAAGATAGTCTTTTTAAAAAGCAAGCAAAAAGAAAACAGAAGTATGATTTAAATCAACGTAAAGATACTTTAAAGTATAAAGAAGCGTTTTCGCAAATGAGGAATTATGGCCGTCAAAAAAGGTAAAAAGAAATCAACAGTTAATAAAGCAGGTAACTATACTAAGCCTACTATGCGGAAGAATCTATTTAATAGAATTAAAGCAGGATCTAAAGGTGGACGTCCTGGACAATGGAGTGCTAGAAAAGCACAAATGTTAGCAAAGCAATATAAAGCAAAAGGTGGAGGGTACAAATAATGCCAATGGGAAAAGGAACTTATGGTAGCCAAAAAGGTAGACCT